CATCCATAATTGTTATTTGTGTTGGTCTTATCTTTAATACTGAATGCACAGCACCACTAGATGTATAACCATCACCTACAACTAACTTTTCATGCTCAGATGCATTTAGCACAGATTCTACAAATGTTTTAATGTTTTCTTTACCCTGTCCTGATTTAGCAACACCCATAAAATACATACTAGAAAAATTATTCATGTTGGTTCTATATAATCTTCCACAGGTAACACTAGCTAGAGCCAAGGATCCAACTAACGATAGTTCTGGTTGTGGTACTTGAGCTATATCTTCACAAAAGTCAAACATAGTTTTTAATAGTCCTGGTGGTGAGAACAAATCTTTAGGCGGTTGTATGCTTTCAGTTGACTGTATAAATAAAGGAGCTATCTGATTTTTACGGTCATGAGTTCTTTTAACATTATCCACAACAGAATCAACTTCATCTTGCGGTAGTGGTGGGTTATTGTTCTTATTCCAGTTTTGTAGAAATACTCTTACAAATTCTAGGTTTACATTCTTAGATATTAGATACCCTGCTATTCTTGCAGCACCATCGTTTCTAGAACCTTCCATAACACCATCCAAAGAGAAAGGTGCTGTTTGTTTGCTACTTTCAATTTTAGGTACACCTGTTATTTGTAGGTATTCTTTTTCAGTAAAGTCTGGTAGATCTGAATGATCGTGTAGTTTCCAATCAGGTATGGTTACAGGTTTATAAACCTGACCACTAGCATGACGGTTATATGGTGCAATAATAAGACCACCTACACCTCTAATATCAATTAATCTTTCTATAGGTGTTTCGTTGGTCCTACGCGTTGCAAAGGTTGTATAGTTCTCAGGGTTGTTATAATAGTAATGCATACCTTTACCTGTAATAACTTTGTAAGGACAAGTAGGTAAGTTCTTTTCTACCCAATCCATAGCTTCAGGTGAGTCAGCATCAACAACAACAAATTTGCCACAGACTAATGCAACAACTAAGTTATCTCTATCTTTAAACCAAGACTCTACAAGTTCCCTACTGGGTCTTGTTTCCTTATATTGTTCCCAGCCTTTTAAAAATGATGGTGGTTTTTTATTAGATCTTTGTAAAGGTACTACATTATATCCATCGTCATAATAAGCCAGCGCAATATCCAAGGACGAGTCATCCTCGGTAATATTGAGTTGGAACATATTATTCCTTGTCTTCTAAAATTTCAGATATAGAACCGTATATGGATTCGAAATCTAGCCTTCCCTCGGTTGCTCTAATAATTTGTTTAGCTTGTTCAATAGATGGTTGCCTATAACCATACCTCCAAGATTTACAAGATGCTTCTGAACAATTAAAGTCTTCAGCAGCTTTTTTATGTCCTAAAAATTTAATATAACCAGACAAAGTATATTGATCTACTTTGCGTTCTTTATGCTTTGGTTGTACTCCCATAATACTTAACTCCTTTAGTTTTTTTGTGGCAATAGCCTTGGATCTAAAATAGTAATTAGCTATCCAAGTGTTATCTGTTTGTTGACTCATATACATCTCCTAAATAATATGATTTACATATTGTAGTTTCATGAGTTATAATTAGCAAGTTCATTTTTACACAAACTATAGGAGGGTAGATCATGAGCTTAAAAGATAAAATAAAAACGCCTGATAAACTGGTGGACCAACAAGGAGCTAAGCTTCTTATTTATGGCCAAGCTGGTGCAGGTAAAACCTTTTCAACACAAAGTATGCCTGGAAGGGTTTTGGTAATTAGTGCGGAAGCTGGATTGCTTTCCATTAAAGATGCCCCCAACGTATCCGCCATTGAAGTTTCTAATTATGATGACTTGAGAGAAGTATATGCTGCTCTTAAATCTGGTGAATTAGACTACGATAGCGTATGTTTAGACTCAGTATCAGAGATTTCAGAGATCTTATTGGTGCATGAGAAAGGCAGAAACAAAGACGGTAGAATGGCTTATCAGAACGTAAGTGAAGCCGTTACTAGTTTAATGAGATCATTTCGGGATCTAGATATGCATGTGTTATTCCTTTGCAAAGAAGGTAAAGAGAATAATGATGGTGTATTTATCTTTGGTCCTAAGATGGCTAGCAAGCCTCTAGGAGATGCAATTACGTATTTCTTTGATGAGGTTTTAGCTTTGCGTGTTATCGAAGATCAAGATGATGACGGTAATCCCGTAGCTGCTAGATGGTTACAAACAAGGATAGGTCAAGGCTACACAGCCAAAGATCGTAGCGGTAAGCTAGAAGCCTTTGAGGAACCAAACTTAACTGCCCTGATTCAAAAGTTAGGGTTTAATATTAATCTTGAAAAAGAGGAGAGTGCGTAATGTCAGATTTTGCAGACGTTGATTTTTTCGAAAACGCGGAGAAGATGGAATCGAAAGGTCCTGAAGTTGCTCCGACAGGTGAGTATGAAGCCAAGATTATTGCTGCGGAGAAATATAAATCCAAAAGCGGTAACTGGACGCAGAAGGTAACTTTTCAAATTGATGGCGGTAAATACCGAGATCATAATGAATGGTATAATTTATGGTCTACTAACGAAGACTCAAAAAGAATAGCTAGTGAAATATTTAGTCGCTTAGCTATTGTTTGTGGTTTTAAGAAGTTACCAGATTATGCTAAAGACCTAATCGGTAAACAGGTTAGACTTGGTATTAGACAATATGAAGATGTCTGGACCAACGAAGACAAAGAAGAAGTTACTTCATTAAAGACTAAAATCTTAAAGATGGAACCTTCAGAGTTAAAACCAGCAGCTCCTGGAGAGAAACCTCCGTTCTAGGAGTGCCAGGGTTTTAAGGGGCTTTATGCCCCTTTTTTTTGCATTTTAGAAAAAAACGGCTTCATGTAAGCTCGCTGGTGACGTTTTCTTGACCTACCCTAGGCCTTACCCTTAACGAAGTTATCACGTTTTTCGAGGTTTTGGGTTTATCATTTCGATATGAAACTTGCGTTCTTTCATAGCTTTTTGGATTAACTCAAGCTGCTCATCAAAGTTAACGGTCATAATATCTTCATCTGTATAAACTACTAACTTTAATATTTGCTTATGTTTCATTATCGTTTCGGTAATTGTTCTTCATCAAACCAACCACCAGGATAGTTTATCATTTAATATTCCTTAAATATTGTAATCTAGCTTTTATGATATCTCTTGAAATACCAAATCCCTCACCGATTACTGTTACTTCATAAATACCAATCTTTCCTGAATCAACCATTTCTAAAACTCTTTTATAAGTTATCCATTTAGGATATATTTTTTCTTTTTTAAATATGTCGTGGACTTGGATTTTAATGTCCATACCAGCGCTTTTCTTCACATATTCTCCAGCTTATTAATGATACGGTTCAAGTAAAAAACTGATTTCTTTAGATCTTGAATGTTTGCCCCCTTATGATCCTCCCGCCAAATATATTTAATTGCGTTGCCTTTGCAGTAGCCCTTAAACTCTTCAGCCGTAAGCATAGATTCAATTACATCTAAACATTCAAGACCGCCTGATAGGTAATGTAGAGGATGATTGACTGGATCGCTTTTACTTTTGCTCACTTTTCATACCCCTCTGCTATTAAAAATACAGTAATTTTTTCTTTAATATCGTTTTTTAATGTATCACACAAGTCTCTTCCTAGGGCATTTCTAACGTTATCAAACAAGCGATCATGTAAAAATTTAGAAGCCATTGTGTGTAGGTTAGATTTGTTTTCAGATAATAATTCTTCGATAAAATTTTCAGTTGCTTTCATCTAACTTCTCTCCGTCTTTTTCAATTATCCAAATCCTGAGCTTATGATTATCAATTCTTCTAGCAGCAATTTTAATATCTAATCTTTTGGCAATATTGTACCAACTTACTCTAGGATTAGATTCACCGACCACTATCGGGACTACAAAAGAATCACCTAAATCTAATCTTTTGATAAAGTTTGTTTTTTTACCAGCTTGCGTTCTGCGTCCAGGAATCGGTATATTTTTCTGTACTTTATACATTATTTTCTATCTCCTAGATCCACGGTCACAATATTTGGTGAGTTATAAATTGTAGCCTTTTGTCCGTTAAGTACAGCGTTATATTCACCTAGCAAATGCTCAAGTTTTAACCAACCAGCTTCCATATCTTCATGTTTCATCTTGAAGATCTTACTTGCATATGGTTTTTTCTTTTCTTGCGCTACAAAAATAAAATCAACCACATTGAAACCAGCTTGCTCATAACCACGTTTGTACCAAGCAGCTTGTAAGTCGTACTGATACTTTTTAATGGATGAAGTAAAACCTCTGACAGAACAATCAACCGTAGTTTTATAATCAACTAGAATGATTGAGTTAGATTCATGCGGTATGTTGATAGGATGTCTAAGCACATCTGATTTAACTTTCAGTAATAGATCCTTTTCCCACCAAAAGATAGCTATCTCATATGGTGTATCAAATACACTAGGATACTCTCCCTCATCGGCTGACAAGTGCTTTGCTCCTTCTGGAATCAAAGACTCTTTCATACCGTAGATAGTTTCTCTATCTTTTGCAGTAACAACGGTTAATCCTCTGTCCTCGTACTCCTTTTTAAGTTCTTTATTAGCATTGGTGTACGGAGATCCACTAAGCGTTACAACATCATTAACAAAAGCCTCTTCTCCCTCAACAATAAGTGAGTGAGCAGCTGTACCGAAGTTCATGGCTGGCGTGGTTTCAGTTACTTCTTCAAAAGCGTGTAGCTGACTTTGACCAAACCTTCTTATGTTTGATGACGATATTCCTGGTGAGGAATGATAAAAGTTATGCTCCATATTGGGAAAATAGATAGCGTTCCCTAGAACCATATGCTCTTCTTTTTCTAGACTTTCTGGTAATACAGTCATGATGCCTCCTTCATGTCTTCAACAGTTGTGGTAAGTTTATTGATGCATTCCTCAAGATCTGAAATGTTTGCTTTCAGTTGAGCCAGCGTGTAATTAAGACGATCTTTCGTGATCTCCTTTTCGTGTGATGCATTTAAGATTGCATCTATCTGTTCTTTTATATTTATATCCATATTTACTCTCCTAAGTAATTAATTGTATTTTAAGGTAAAAAGTATATAATGTCTACACATAGTAATTTAGGAGGTTACAAATGGGTAGAGTAAAAGATATGTATATGTTGATGCGTTTGTCTTATGACCAGGCGGAGGACGATCTGGCTGAAAAGAAAACCACTAATGTCGTAGAATCCTACAAAAAATATCACATTGAAAACTTAGGTCACGAATCTTTGTCTCCAGAAGAGGAGGTTCGTATGTTTAATGAAGATGATTTTAACGACCAATTCAACGTAATATAATTCGCGTAAATTCAGTTTTTCTCTAAAGCTGAATAGTTTGCATAAGTAACGGGGGAGCTTAGCGAAACAGTCCCCCGCCTTTTTTTTACAGGAGTTAATATGAGTAGTACAGAATTAATCCAAGAGATACTTAAACAATTTAAAAATCTTTCTAGATCGGAGCAGGTTGAGCTTGTAGATATACTTATGAGGCACATCGCTCATGAAGTTAAGCAAGAACAGGTAGAAAATTAAGATAATTAGTTTATAGTTAGGTAATGACATTGAAAGTAGTTCCAATCCAAAGCAAAATGAAGAAGCCAACTTTACAAGAGGTGGTATCTAAATTAGAAAGTATCTTTAATAATTATGAGTTAAGAGGCGAAGATAGGCTCAACGTAGTCTTAACGGCCCTTAGTTTTTGCATCTGGAACGTACAAAAGCTGGTTGAAGATGATGACACTAAACTGCTTGGTTTGGTGGATGAAATACTTAATCAGTATGTTGAATGGAGTGAAGTAAAATACGGTAAAACTTACTTCGAATTTACTCCAGAAAAAGACTAATCTATTATTGTCTTATTTTTGTCATAAATGTCTGACGTGAAAAAACATGATAAGAATGCGGGTTTGCGGATTATTTTATTTTTTTCATTTTTGTCATAGGAATTAGAGATAGTTAGTTAAATAATTAACAAATGTCTTGACTTAGTAAAATAAGGTAATGTATCCTTCCAATACACTTTAGGGTAAAGTGGGGGTAGGTATTAATATCTACTCCTACTCTAATATGCTTAACAAATGGGACATAGAAAAAATAAACTAGAATATGAACCTATCTTATCTCCTGATGAAGAAGCTCCCATTGAATACGCTAATCTAGACAACTCCCTCAATCGAAGACAACGAAACTTTATCTGGCAAGCTGTTAATAATCCTCGGCTTTCTCTAGTCGAATGCGCACACAAGGCTGGATACAAAGATGCTCGTCAATCGGCTAATAAGCTGATGAATCATCCAAAGATCCGTAAAGAATACAACTACCTCATGAATGAGGCTAAGAAGAAGTACGAATTAAATTATGATCGGGCAGTTCAAGATTTATATGATATCAGGGACAAGGCCCTCGAAGCTGGGTCCTTTAACGCAGCCATATCGGCACAAAATAGTTTGTTAAAGGTCGGGGGTCTTGTCGTGGATCGTAAAGAGGTTATGTTCGGGAAGGTAGATCAAATGAGTCGGGAAGAGGTAGAGAAACGCCTGGAACAACTGATGGGTAATATCGTCCTGGCAGATAGTTCTGAAGCTGGAGATCCAGGCTTCCAGGAAGAGGATGAAGCGTTAAGTTTAGAAAGGTTAGAACAAGAAGATGATAAGCAAAGTCAAGTAGATCAAGCAACTGATCTTGAAGAAGAAGAGGTTTGGGACTTAGATTTAGATGATGAGACTAAGGTTTAGGTCTGCCAAGAATAAAAGCTAGTATATAAATAATTAAGGTAAGAATTGCTAAGAAACTCATTAGAGTGTGGCACTTACATGAAACATACTAAATAGGAGAGTCGAAAGATAATAAAATCTACCACATAAACGCCACAATCGGATTTTATCCATTTTATTTAGTTTTGGCAACAATCTTTAATCCTTCGAGTCTTTCTTCAGGTGTTTTAAACCAATAAGATTTATATGGTTTTAGTTCTAAGTTCTTATAAATTTCTACGCCATAAGGTAAAAGCGTGTTCGGTTTGTCCTGTTGGACGATTAAATATCGGTACTTACTCGTCATCATTTAAGACATAATTGTAGAGAACAAATATCGTTCCAATAACGGTAAGCCAAATAAAAAAGCCCCAGCCGAAGATATATCCGTAAACTTCAATATCTGTCATGATCGGTAAGGTTGGGTTATAACTTCTTCCTTCTTGCGTTTATCTTTGTAAGATCGGATTTGCTCTCCGTTTCTGCGATAAGTGTTCATGTGCCAGATGTTCTCAGGTTTATTGATTACAATCTCAATCCCTGTAACGGCATTCATATCGCGTTGTTCTTTGAGTTCTTTACCTCGCTGTTCAACTTTGTCTTTATATTGAGTCATATTATCTCCTATCGTTGTTGTCTAAAATTATTATATACAGAATTGCAGTAACTAATAAAATGGTAGTGAAGTGAAAAAGAAAATCAATTGTCATCTTTGCTTTCTTTTAAAATAGCAGTAGTTTCATCTTCGCAATCATCACAATAAACAAAGTTATCTTCGCAACTATCTTTAACATTATCTAATTCATCTGCCCATACTCGCCAAGAAATATTATCTTGCTTACAAACAGAGCAACACATTGTCTTATTCATCTTTGTTCTCCCTTGTTTCTTTTTGTTCTTGCATGTGCTTAATGATTTCAATTAACAAATCATCAAACTCATCTACATGATATTTATCTAATAATTCAACTATCATCTTCATTCTCCTTATCCTCTAAATTGTTAAAGTCTCGTAAAGCATATTCTAGTGCTACGGTTGGGGTGTAGCCCTCTTTAATATACTCCTCATATCTTGATTCGATATACAGTTCGTTTTCGTGGTTGCTCATCTTCTTAATAGATCTATAAAGTCAAAAAGTTTATCCCAATCGCCTCTTTTAGCTGTCCATTCTCTTAGCTTGTCGCCTGATTCTGAATGCCTAACGGTTATTACTCCGTCAGACAATTCAATATTAATCCCTGCTGAGCCAAGTTCCTTTTGATTAAGTTCATTTACTCTTGAGTCAGGGGATTCATCTTCTGTTGCACCACATACATCACACACTAAGGTTTTAGCCTTAGCGTGTATGTAGTTTTGATCACATTCGCAATCCCAATAGTTTGGGTTGGTTTCAATTGTCATTAGCGTTTACCTCTAATTTTATTTCTAGGTCGTTATCAAACGAATTGTTATGTTGTTCAATTGCACTTTTAATCTGTCTCAATTGCCAACTTATCTCCCAAGCCGATTTTGATCTTCTTGATTCTTGGTGTTCTTTCTCAGCAATATGATCTCTAGTTTCATGATAGAGTGCTATTTTTTCAGCGTGTTCTATCGGTAAATCATAAACACTACCAAACTTTTTACGGCTACCTCTACCCCTAGCTTTGAATTGATAGCGTTGTTTGTTAGCAACTTGCATTAGAAATTCCAGGACTTCATGTCCGTTAGTTAGGGGAGCATCTAACTCCCCTGTTGGTATATCAAAAATATTTCTTCTGATATGTTTGAACCTGTTGCGTTCTTTAAATTTGTACTTCATGACTAATCACCTACGGCTATATCATTCTTAGTGAAATAAGCCCAAAGTGGCATGAAGTCTCTCTCATGTAAAAACTTAGCTTTATCGCCAGCGTTAAGCAGTTCGATATACTTAGTCTCTGCAACATACCAATTATTATTTTTGAATAGATAGACCCATTCAATATCCCAACTATCTTTGAGATTCATTAGATATGAATGTAATGAGTGATAAGTCTCAGGTGGGTCTTGATGTACTCTCCCCTCGTTAGACTCAATTATTGTTGGTTTCAAAGATGATTGATAACCGTTGTCAACTAAAGCGTGAGCCTTCGCTCTGTTGTTGTAATGTTTGCCAAGTATCTTGCCGTTGTATTCTGGATAGCCGTCATAATGACAATACATTACCACCACTTTTCCATTCGGTTTTTGATACGCTATATTACTTCTCGTTCCCATAATTACTCTCCTATTAGTATGT